AAAAAGGAGATAAAAAGGAAAGGAGAGAACCTGAATAGGAACCACTAGCATATCCTGACCCTGTATAAGTTAAAGTTAAAACAGGATTTGAACCTGATAGAGAACCTGTAATGGTGGTTCTCCACAAACTTTGGGAATATGGAATATTGGATGTAGGTAAACCTTCAGTTTTAAACCTAAATTGAACTGTGTTAGGAACATTATCACTAGAGTTCCATTGAGGGTTTAATTTCCAATTAGTGTTAACAGAATTACTTCCTGTTGTATAAAAGGAATAATTAAATTTATTATACCAATAATCCCAATCATTTGAATTATCTCTATCTTTACCTCCAAATTCAGATATTCTTAAAATTGTGTTAGGAATACCATAAGAGGCAATTAATGCTTTAATACCTTGTAATGTACCTTTTTTCTTTAATAGATAAGGTAAATTATGATACAAACGTTTATATAACATTTTATTTGTATCACTTAAAGGCATTACATCTGAGGATGCAGTTACATAATTTGTAATTAATTCTGATCCAGTAGAAGGTAAAAGACTACCTTCAGGAGTAATTCCTAAAAACGCTGAGTATAGATCGGAATCCGAGAAGTTATTTGAGTATATTTTTAAACCAAAATCTCTAATAGCTTGTGCTACTAGGTCTTTGGAAATACCATAATTTAAACGGTTATCAGCATTATATTTATTTGTAACGTCTTTATAATAAACCCAAATATTATCAAAATGCTGACCCATCATCTCTATGAATAATTCATAAGGTTTATTGTCAGTATTATTTCTTATTAATTCAGGGATTGTAAAGAATAAATTATCAAGATTATTATTATCATAAATTGAAGCAGAAAGAGCTAACCCTCCATACTTACCATAAGGGAAAATAGGGCTTGGAGAAACAGTTCCTGCGTCTTCATCACTATTTCCTATCCAATCTAAAACTTGAGTTGAACCTGTTGAATATAGTACATAAGGAGGTTCAGTATTTTGTTTAGGCCAAGCATATGAACTGCTTTCAAAGTATAAAAAATATTCATACGCATCAAAGTTTTTGATAACATCATTTATTTTATTTTGAAGAGTACTATTACTTCCAGAAATATAATAAGATGATGAAGTAGAGCCTGTAATTGCAAAGCCCATACTATTAATCTCATTTTGATAGCTTTCAATTAAAGATACTTTAGTATAAAAATTTAATAATCTTTGTTCAGCTGAACTAAAATGAATAAAATTAGAAAAATCTGTATAGTCAATACTTATATTAATTCCCTTTTCGGCCATTAAACTATTAACTTGTTGAAAAGAACTAGTTAAAGTTGAGTTAACTATATCAGAATAATTTTGTAAATTTGTAGGAGTACTTGTTTGGTCTTGAGAATCAATATTAGTATTAGGTCCTGCAAGATATATAATTTCATCTGTTGGGATTGGATCTGTTAAAAAATCAACCCCATAAGCTAATGGATCTGAGATTTTAATTACAACCCAACAGGTGCTTTTTAGATCAAATTGGGGTTGGAGAGGTTCATATAACTTAATTAAAACATCAGTTCCTTCCAACATGGAATTAACCGCAATTATAATTTGATTATTTCCAAAATTTAAGTAAAATTCATTAAAATAATCATTTTTAGGATCTTGAATTTTATTTAGAAATGAAGGAAATAAAGCAACAATATCAGATCCTGAAATAAAATTACTTGCTAATCTTAATTCTGTTCTATCCGAAGATATTTCTTTAATATAAAAAGAAGATGTTTGATTACTAGCTAATTGGGGTTCAAAAAAATTATATACAATGTTGTATTGACCTACACTATAACCATTACTTTCTAGATCTCTTTGAGGATCTAAAGTTAAAGCATTGTAGTTCCCTGATCCAATTTGACCTGGTCCTTCAGGGAAAGTGTAATGACTTAAACTACCTGAGGTAAGAAGATTAGAATTAGCATCATATATAAAATATTCTGTATAATCCTCTTCAGGTTGAAAATAAGGAGTTATATCAAAACTAGGTACAATAGTAGAATCCGCAAAAGTATAATCTTGAACAGAAAATAAATCAGGACTAATTGATGTTATTGTGGGAGTTGCCATTTAATATTTCTTTCTCTATGTGTTTCTAGGTATAACATTATTCAATCGTTGAAGTTCTGGTGCTGTTCTTGAATTTGCTCTTGAAGGAGACTGAGTTTGATTAGCTACTGAGGATTGTCTCATAGTATTTAATTCTACTTCTAATTCAAAATTAGATTGGTTTGCATCTAAAAGTTCTTGTCTTAATTGAGCAATTTCATCTAATAAAGCTTGTATTTCAGCGTTTGTTTGTTCAAAATTTATATATTCACCACTTTTAGTTACCAAATATTCATGTGAATTAGTTTCACCTTGTTTAGGAATTTGAAAAAATAAATTTTCATATTCTACAAAAAAATCTTCTACTGTAAAAGCAGAACCTGTTGGTGCAGGTGGAGCAACTAACTGGCTAAAAGTTGTATTAACAGTATTGGTAAAATCTGTTTTATTAAATACTACTCTACTTAATTTAATATTTTCACTCATTATCCGTTAATAACTTTAAAGTAATAATTATCATCAAGTATATATTGACTACCATCTAAACTACAAGATACTAAAATTTTATAATATCTTTCAGGTTCTAACCCATTCATATAAACATCAAAGTAACTGCTTGAAGCATCAGCACTTATTTGTGTATATTGAGTATCGAAGTTAATAACAAATTCATTAGTATCCAAATCTTTTACTGCATAATATGAAGCAGTTGGTAAGAAATAGTTTGTAGTGTAATAAGAAGATGTTATAAAAGTTCTAGCTGGGAATTCAGGACGACAATAAACTCTAAATCTATTAACTGAGTCTTGTTCAAAGAAATTAGCATTTGAGGTTCCTAAAGAAAGTTTAAATGGTGTTGTATTTATAATACTTCCAGTTAAAGAACCAGTTAATACTGTTTTATAATCTCTCCATCTAAACTCAAGTTGAGGTGGGTAAATAGTATGAGTATCAACTGCAAAATATTTCATTTCAACTTGAACATCAGTACTATTAACAAATTCTTGGGTGGATGCTTGTTTTACTAAAAATCCATAATTAGGAAAATCTGCTGAAATGCTAGATGAAGGTTTACCAGACCAATGAGTTACTAATGGAGTAACATTTAGATTTATATCTTTATCACTTCTAAAACTAAAAGTAAGAGATTTAGATACAGGTAAAGTTTTATTAGAAGCAGGTGAAAATACCCAAGCACCCCCACCTAAATTACTACCTGACCAAGATCCAGTTATTGAAGCTCCTGAAATTGTTGGGAAGATACCATTTGAAGGGATCCAATCTCCTGATCCTGAATATTGGTAGTATTTCCAACTTGCACCATTAGTTGTAATAGGACTATCTAAGTATTGACCTGTTCCCATATTCCAATCATATGCTACCATGTGAACATCTATAGAAGTATTTAAAGACATTCCAGTAACAATTGAGGAGTAAACTCTTAAATAAGCTTCCCAATCATTAGCATTATCATTGATTACATTATCTAAAACCTCAGCTAAATCATCATTAGAAAATTTAACAAGATATCTACTAACTTGAGGGTTAGGATCAGAATAAGCAAAGGCAGTTGTAGAAGCTTCTAATTGAGGATCTAGCCCTGTATTCATTACAGGAAATAATGAATATATTGTAGCATCTTGTATCGGGAATATTTTATATACTGCCATTTATCTTTAAATTTTTATACAAATTGGATTTATTGAGGATTCTCAAATTGGTCCATATATTTTTTACTAGGTGAATAAGGTTGAGTAGTATTAAAAGTTATTACATCTGATCCTATTTTTGTAGTGTATGATACATTTATAAGATCACCTTCAGTGTCAAATTTAGTTGCTTCAGGGTCTAAGGTAGCATCTTTACCTATTTGCTCAGTTAAACCACTATTAGGACTAGCCTCTTCAGAATAATTATCATTATATTCTGGGATATTAGTTGGGCTATAAACTGATCCATTATTTGTTAATAATTCTTCTAAAGAAGGAAATTTTTTTTCTCCTGTATTAGGATTAGGATTAACTTGAATGGGGTTTTGAGTTCCTGGCATGACTTTTTATTATAAATATTTAAATTTAATAAGATACTACACGTCCTTTAATATCTAAATCAGGATATTTTACTTCAAATACTGAAGGGTCAATTGAAGGGTATATTACATTATTTACTGTTGCTCCTTTAACATCATACCCAAATCTAGAATATCCTGAGTTTTCACCTGCTTTATTTGTAATTTCTATACTTTTTACAGTTTGGACACCTGGGATTTTATCTAAAAGAATATATAGGTCTCTCATTATAATAGGCTGGTTAAATTGCCAATTAGTAACTCTAAAGAAATCTTGTAAACTTTGAACACATCTTAAAATAACATCGTTACTTATATAGTTAGGTAAAACTACTATTTCAAATTCCACTCCAATATTAATAATATACCCATCTTTAATATCTACAGTATCATTTATCATACGATATTGAGATAAATAAGTTTTTAAATTATTTTTAAGAGCTGTAGAAGGGGTAACTAATCTGTTATTTCTATCATATGATAAAACATATAAATCAATAGATGATATCCTTTCAGCTTCAGATACTGAGGTAGCTTTTTTAGGAGTTGTTAATGCTTTAGCAATAGTACCATATTGAGCTGGTAAGCTTAAAGCTCTAACTAAATAATCATATTCTGTTACTGTTCTTAACTGAGATTGAAATTGAGCTACTGAATTTTGTCTGATAGTTTCTAAAGTATCTCCTGTACTTCCTCCGGAAGCTGCTTCTAAGTTGTTTAATGAGAATGAATTAAACACATATTGAGAAGTAGATGAATTTAAATTAGAATTATTAAAAGTAACTAAATTAGGAGAGGCTAATGATGTTATAGTATTAGCTTGAACATTAGCTGTAAATCCTCCTCCTGTTAAATAACTAAAAGTAATTGTTGTATTAGCTGGTGAAACACCATAGCTATCTGTAAACATAAAGTTATTAGGGGAGAAAGCTGTGGTTAATTTAGTTTCTTCAAAAGGTAAACCAATTCCCACATTATCGGGATTTGGTACTATAGTTTCATCTCTATCATTTACTGTTCCTGATCCAAATTGAATTTGTAATGATGAAGGTGATGTAAAACGAGTTGCAAATCTTCTAGGAACTTGCTTTAATTTAAGTAAATAAGGAACATCCTGATTATCTGTAGAAAAATTAGGGTCATTGACATTTGTATTTTTAAGAGAATCAAATACAGTATCTTGAGCAAGATAATCTACTTCAAACCATTCATTTCCTTGAGAATCAAAAGCATTTAAAATTTTAATTATATTATTAGCATTAATTGATACTGTTTGGAATTGTTGTGGAGCTCCAAAAGTAAAAGTTTGATTTTGAACTAATGCTGAAACTGCTTTTCTAGTTTTCTTTAGTAAGAAATATGTAGGAACACCATTTGAAACACTATAAACACTAATCTCAGTTGGGTCAATTGAACTTGAATATGAAAAATCTAATGAATCTTGAACCAAAAATGGTTGGGATGATACTAAAGTAGACCCCACAACAGCATTTGGGGCTAATTTTAAGGTGTATGAAAAATCAGGAACCATTATACTTCCAGATAAAACAGCAGGAAGTTGTTGGTAGAATGATAATTCAACAGTTGCAGGAGAGATAACTTTAGGTTTGTACCCTAACATGTAAGCTAAACCATATATGTTAGAGGTTTGACGAGCATACTGGATGAAATTCTCTTGGATTTGGTTATCTAGATAAAATGAAAGGACATCACCAACATAAGATGCCATTTCCATAAACATCATCCCAGGAGAAGTTGCACTAAAGTCATTATAATTACTAGGATAATAAGTTCTAGCGTAATTAATTAATTCTTGTTTAAAAACACTAAAGTCCTTATTTAGATATGATACTGCTTTATTATCAGCCATTATTGAGTATTATTTAAATTTATATTTAAGTTTTGTAAAACCCCTAAAGCACTATAAGTAATAGCTACTTCAATTTGATTTAAATCTTCATTTCCGGATATTGTAATGTCTTCTACATCTACTCCTGCAAAATTAGCGTTAATTTCATTTTGGATTAATGTTTCAATAGCATCAAAATTAGATTCATTAACCATATCAAATACTCTAGTTCTTATATTTGAACCAAATTGAGGATTTAAAGGTAATTCACCTATTTGAGTATTAAAAAAATATGCTAAATTTGCTTGAAGTTGTTTAAGAGTTGTAAAATTTAAGGCAAATACAGGATCCAATCCCCCAGTAAACGGAAGGGTTAAGCCTAAGGGTTGACCATTGACAGTTGATGGAGGTGGAATTATTTGTGGCATTATTTACTATTCATTAAATTTTGAATCAAGTCTAATCCTACTTCTCCTGAAGGTAGGGAACCATTAATTGTATCAACAGGTTGAGCTCTAAATTGATTTAAATTATCTGTAGTTAAAGTTATAGTATCTGTTCCTGTTCCTCTACTCATATCTCCTAAAATTTGAGCATAAGCATTACGTTGTTGCTCAGCAGTCATTGTAGGTGGGGTAAAAGTTGGAGGTGGAGTAGTAATAGTTTCAGTTACAGTACCATAACCTCCTACTCCAATAGGTGTTTTTGGAATACGAACAGCTTCTAAAAGAATATCCTTTAATTCTTCTTGGATTGCTTCTCTTACTGCTTCTTTAATTATTTTTTTTAATCCTTCAATTTTCATATGATTATAAATATAAGTTAAATAAAAATTTTATTATGGGTTCCACTTTCTGGTGGAAGTATTATAAGTATATGGTTGGCCCGTAGGAGATGTTCTTACTTCCCCATTATAATTTCCAGGAACTCCAAAAGGAGCATAATCTGGTTGGGTAACTAATTGTTGAATTAAGCTTGGGGGTGCTTGAGGTGGAGAAGGTCTTGATGTAGTTTGTTCTCTTATAATAGATGTTTGAGGTTGAACTGAAGTTGGTAAAATGGGGTTTCCTCCTCTATCATTAATAGGTTGAATTTCACGTGAAGGTGGAAGTAATTTAGTGATACTACTCAAATTAGAATTAATATATTTATCTATTTCAAATTTAGCTGTATCGATTAATACTTCTATGCTAGAACTATAGGACCATGGGGTTTCTAATTTTATTCTACTATCAGTAATATTATAAGCTAATACTCTTCTTCTTGGAAATGAAAATGGATTAGCTGCATCTGTGTCTAATACTAATTTAAAGTTTTTATAGGTTAAAGGAGTAGGTGAATTAGCACTTAAACTTTCTAATAAACTATTACCAGCTATTGCTGCCTCAGTTGATGTAGAAAGAAGAGCATCTAAATTAACCCCCAAATCTTCAAAATATGCAGCTTTTTCTTCTTCTGTCATATTTTTAGTTTCTTCCTGGAGGCATTTAGCTAATAATTCATCTAAGCTAGCTAATTTTTCATTTATTTTGGTAATCCCATCTAGAATTATTTTTAAAGCCGGAGCTATAACACTCGTAACTCCTTTTCCTTCTTTTACAATAGTTCCTAAAGTGTTAAGAGTAGAAGTAAACCCGTTTATAACGCTAACAGGAATACCTACTCCAGGGGGAACTGATGTAGGGAGTGGTAGTGCTTTAATTATTTTTATAGCAATATCTATACCAGTTAATATATTATTTAGGGTAGATGAAGTATCAGATATTGTAGTTAATGCTGTTTGAACTTGAGTTAAAGCTTGAGTAATTTGGTTCTTTTGAACTATTATTTTTTTCATTTCGGCATTTGTAGGACATGCCTTCTCAAACTGTTGTAATATAGGATCAATAGCTAATTCAAAATTAACTACATTTTTTACTGATGATTTTACTAATCCTTGTATTACAGGGCCAAACATTATATTGTAGTGTTTTGTTTAGACAATAAAGTCTTTAATTGATTTTTATATAAATTTAATTTTATCTGAGATTGGACTGCTTGAGCATTTAGTGGAATAAAAGGAGTACCTGGGGGTAAACTAGCTAAACTAGATAGTTGAGTGGATAATCCTACTAATTCATCTAAAACTTTACTAAGTAAATCTACTGTTTTATTACCTAATAATAAAGGTTCATCAGCATCTTTACTACCCAATTTTATAGAAGAAGCTTTTACAACATAATCTTTAGTATCAACATTTACACTTTCAACTGCTCCTAAATTTATTGATTTTTTAGAACTTAAAAGTAAGTGGTCTTCTTTAGTATTTAAAACTAATCTATTTGAATTAAGAATTATTTGAGAACCCTGATATTCAGATGGGGATGTTGGGGTGGTTGAGTAGCTATCATAGTTTTTACTAGAAGCTTCTAATGGGAGTTTTTGAGTAGAACCCATCCAAATAGAAGAAATATCTTTATTTATATCTTCTGTAACAGGTACCCAACCTTCTTCTCCATTATCAGGATTTTCACCATTTCTTATAATAGTAATAGGATCACCATTTGTTCCAATACTTGACCATGAATTGGCTATATTAGCATTAGTAACAGTAGAACCAAATCTAATACTATTACCCCATCTACCCTCATACATTACATCTCCTTCATAAGGTAAAAGAGGATTTATATTTAATCTTTCTACAAAAGTTTTTCCTAAATTAATTTCAGTACTATCATCTTTTACTCGTCTAACATTTCCAGCTTCTGTTTGTTCGTAGTCATTAGATGCATTTTGAGAGTTACTTAATATTATACCGTTAGGAAGCGCATTATGGTGTTGACTATTCCAAACATTTAAAATATCAAAATAATAAAATTCAGCATCAGTTCCTGAGTTTTGAGAAGTAGCTACAGGGAGAGGATATAAATAAACAATCTCATTTATTAGTGGATATTGTTTTAAATTAGATAATCCTGGGCGGGCTTTTCTATTAGAGACATCAGAATTGGTTTGAAACTCTACTGAGGTAAAAAATATGGTTCCTAATCCATTCCATTCTCCAACTTCTGAGAATTTAGGGTGTTTATCATCTAAAACTATATCAGTAACCCTAACAGGAAAAAGGTCAACACCTCCACCACCACCACTAACGGCACCTCCAATAATTGTTTCAAGACCCGCTAATCCGTATTTCATTTTTTCTTATCGTGCATTTTGTTAATTTCAGAAAGAAGTTGTTCTTTTTCTTCTTCACTAATTCCAAATGATTCATCTCCAACAGCTTCAGCTTGAATGGCACGTTGTACTAAAGTTGCCATTTTAATTAATAAATCATCGTTTTTAACCCCAACATCCATATATTCTTTGATAAGTGGAACTATAAGAGTAGCATCCCCAATATCTGATATAAGAGGTTTTAATTCTGAAATTAGAGTGGAAATTTGGTTTTCTTTTTTCTTTTGGTTGTTATATATTTCTTCCAAAAGATCTGAGAATTTTTTCTTTCCGAATACTATTTTATCTAATTGACTCATAAGTTTAGTTTATTATAAATATTAAAACTAAAACTTTGTATATCCATTTTCTAAATAAAACACATACCCTTCTTTGAAGATATCATATAAGCGATTAGCTATTTTAGTAATTTTGGGAGTTTTTACATCAATTATTTCACGAATATAGATGTAAAGTGCTTTTTTATTAAAAATATCTAAACTTTCTCGTTTACGAAATAACTCAAGAATAGCATCTGCTACTTGAGCGTCATACTCTTTAGGGAAAATCTCAAATAAATGTTCAGTACAATAATCTGTGTATGCCGTTATATATAATGAAAGATAATCATTTGGAGAAGATGTATCTATTGTATATGAATAATTTATATCTTCTTCTAAAACCTCACAAGGAGCTTTATCTATTTTCTTTTTATAATTTTTAGTATTATAAATAATTAAATAGCGTTTTGCAATAGTACCAAAATAGGAATAAGCTTTAGCTCCATTATTAGGATTAAATAAATGAATTTTACTTAATAAGAAAGTAATTACTTCATGTTGTAGATGTTCAATTTCATCTACTTCTGTATAGTAAAATTTAAAAGTGTGGATAATATTTTCCGTTAGTTTAAAGAAAGCATAATGGATCTCTCTTTCATAAATTTTACTTCTTTCAGATGGGTCAAGAGTGTTGTTGTATAACACTATAGCATCTTCAGTTTGTTGAGTAAAATAATTTTTACTTACTTTTTTAGGTTTTGGTGCCAAAATCATTAGAGTCTTTTAACGCGAAATTCGTTAAGAATTGCTTGGATTTGTTTAACTTGATTGAAAAACCACCCAATTTCGTCGTCAGAAGAGAAGGCCCCACGTGAATCAATCTCTTTAAGTCTTTTATCAGATTCTTCTATAGCAATGTCTAACTTATTAAGGTATTCCATATAAGTTACTACAATATCTTCTTGTTTTTCATTTTTTCTTAATAAGTTAATAGTCGTAAATCCTAAGATTACGACCAAAACTGAAAGGGCTGAAATGATGATTGTTGCTATCATAAATTATCTAAAAAATTCTTTAAACCTTCACTTTTCATTGATCCCAAAGCTTTATCTTTAGTTGGGATTTTTTTCGACGTTTGTGGTTTGTTATCTAAGGTAAAATTTTTCTTTTGGGTATCCAAGGATTTTTTACCTTCTTTGAATTTAGGTAACCATTCACGCTCAAATTCAATACGTGATGCCATTAAATCTGCCTGGTGTACAATAAAAGGTAGTGATGTTCTAGGACGTTGTTCAGGCATATAGGACATTAAATATTTTTTATTACCCTCATCATATAAACCATCATGCGTCTGAATAGTAATCATCTCATTAAATGTGTACTGGATACCATGTGATTGGAGAATGAATAATCCCCTATCTGGAACAGATGCAAATGGTACTTTATTGTTGAAGGTATAATCTTCACCCAATTTATCCTTACGCCACTGATCTGTTTGTGGGATATATGATTCTTCTTCTTCTGATCCTATTTTACCAAGATCATGATTTAAGGCTGAAAATACTAATTCTTCTTGAGTATAAGTAGAAGCATCAACTCCCATTTCTTTCCAAACTTTATCTAATTTAAGAGCACAATCAACTACACGAAGAACATGATCTACATATCCTCCTGGGAATGCATTATGATATTCTTTTTTATGTGATGCTGGCATTAAAATGATTCGTTCTGAATATTTGGAGTAAAGATCTAATAATTGAGAACGGCGAGGTTCTTCAATAAAGGTTTTAATAGTTTCTTCTAAATCAATCCAGTTTGCTTGAATTTGTTCGGCGGTTAATTTCATAACTTTTATTTATTTTTATTTTTAGATTCTATTTACTTCTCCAGGAGAACGTTCTTCACGATCAATGAAAGATTGAATATCTTCTAAGATTTCTCTTGCTTCATTAATAGTTTTAATAAATTCTCCTACAGGGAGTTGTCTTTGAACAATAAGTTCTAAGTTCTTTAATTTTCCATCTAAAGCTTCTGTTTTGCTTTGGATTACATTACGGTATCTCATTATTTATTTATTTAGGTATATTTATAAATATTATGGGTCATTATCCTATCCCCCTTATTCCCCCCTTATCCCTTCCATCCTCTCTCTTATTTCCTAACCCGTATTATAAAGTTACTAATAAAAGTTTGGGAATCCAAGCTAAGATTGAAAAAATTCTAAAACGTCTTGAAGTTTTTTAAGATGTGCACACTTTTCATATTCTTCTATTTCTTCAAAAAAGTGTATAGATAAACGAAGAGCGGTTATTAATTCTAAACTTTGAATAGTTTTTAATTCTTCAAATGTTTTTGAATCTTTAACATCAATGTTTTTTACATATAACCATGCTTTATTGTATACTACGAATTCACCTGCATTTTTAATGTCATCCGTGTCAAATTCAGTGTTTGCGCGTTTAAAAAACTCAACAACTTTATTACTGAAATTAATGTGGTTAAATATTATTTTTGTAAATAATCCTAATCTAAATGAAACAGATTCCCTAATATCTTCTAATATTCTTCCAGACTCATTTTTATCATAGTCTCCAAATAACCCAAATATTTTATCGGGATCCATCATTTTTCAATTCTTCCTTTAGGGTATAATAAGCCTCAGCTGCAGCATCTGATGGGTCTAATTTAGGATTTTTTTCTAAAATAGAACTAGTTTTATGTTGCCACTCGTTAAACCATCCTTTTTCATGGGCTTTATAACCATAAGTTTCAAACAATTCACTATTAGAAGGCATAATAAGTTAAATTATAGTGATACATATACTAATATTCATTAGACGAATTATAGAAAATATCTCTTTTAGAGTTCATTAAAGACACAAAATTAGTTTGATCTGTTAAGAATTCAAGTTGTTGGTTTAATTTATTATCAATTTCGATTTTATCTGAGATTTGATTTTGACTCAAACGTGAGATTGATTGTTTTATTTCTAATAAATCTTGTTGGGTTTGAGTTTTATATTTTTTAAACTTATGTAATAGCCATACTATTATTCCTAGTTCAATTCCTATAAAAATAAAAGCAATAACCATAGTTTTAATTTAGGATAATATAATAAAAATATTTTACCCCTCCAAACTATCTAATTAAATTAATATGCCCCCCAAAAGAATATTTACCATCATTGTTTATATCCTTAAATTGGAGAGTATAAGTATAAATTCCTGCAGGACAAACTGATAATTGGTAAGTCCCATCCCAGTATTCTAAAGGGTTATTACTTTCAAAGATAGTTTCACCCCATCTGTTAAAAATTTTTAAATTAAAATTATAAGGATCAAACCCACTTGTAAATATAGGTTGAAAAACATTATTATGTTCATCCCCATCAGGTGTAAAAGCATTTGGTAAATAAAATAATAACTCAGGACAATTTTCAACAGTAATCATTACTTGTTGTTGAGGTGAAGCACATCCATTTGAATAATGTATTACTGATAGCGGAAACATTCCAGGAGCTTCAAAAGTAATAGAAAAGTTATCTTGTTGGTATAAATTATCCATAAAATCCCATTCATTATATCCCGGAAGATTGGATAAAGCAGTAAATAAAGTTACAACAGAATCACCCTCACAAATTTCATAAAATGGGTTATATGGAGAAATTGAATCTAATGTAGGTTGTGGGTACACAGTTACATTAATTATTGTGTCAAATACGCAATTACTTTGGTTATAAACGTAAGTAATGACATTTGTGCCAACTGCATTGATAGGATAGAAATCATTGCCTATAACACCATTACCACTAAACACACCTCCGGTAGGAATAGCATTTAATGTAGTAAATTCATCATAAGAACAAAAAGGCCCAATTGGATTAATAACAGGTAATACATTAAATATATCTAAATCAATTGATAAAGGTAAACTAGGACAGTTGTTTGCATTATACCCTGTTACTTGAATAGCCCCTGGAATAAATCCTTCTCCTATCCCACTCCAATTTACATTAATACTCTCAGTACCTTGACCATTAATTATATTACCTACAGAAGACCATTGGTAAGTATAACCAGGTTGTAGTGGAACTGAGTAAATCTCATTTGGGGAATTATAACAAACCGTATCACTATAGATAATAGGACCTATAACAGGAACTGGTGGGTTATTTAAAGTAACAACCCCAGATACATTACAACCTGCAGCATCTACAATAGTAAAAGAATAAGCTCCTGCACATAAATTAGTAGGATTAAAACCTGTTTGAGGACCATTCCAAGAAATAGTTGTTACCCCATTTCCACCATTAGGAGAAATTGCTATACTTCCATCACAAGTAGAATTACAGGTTGGATCTATATTAAAAATAGTTGGAGGTGGTAAATTTGGAGGACCTGGGATAACAAGCACAGTATCAGGTCCTAAACCAACTCCTGCATTACAAGACGACCATCCTGCATTACAGATTGGATATACAAAATGACAAGTATATTGTGCTCCACCTTGAGGAGGAGTAACTGTAATAGAATTACCTGTTCCAATTGCAACTGGGTTACCTACTTGATACCAAGTTAAAACAGGATTAACAGTAGGCCCACTAGGTGTCCATCTCCAAGCATCATTATTTGTAACCCAAGCAGTAGAATTTCTTCCAGGAACAGCAATACCTATAGTACCAGCAGCATTATGAATACCTTCAGTAGCAGTTCCACCTTGCCATTGGAGACATGCTGGTTTATTTTGAATATAATTGTCTATATAATTAGTCGATTCATGAATCACAATATGGAATGTACCTTGATTCCCAGTACAACTAAACATAGGTACTCCAATCCAACTAACAATAAGTTTACGACAAGGAGCAGTCCCTTGTACTTGATATCTGATCTGTCCTCCTAAACCAGGGTGCCAATCTTGCCAAGGACCCATAATACAATTTTTAGGTACTAAAGCATTTGCTGTTGGGATAGTTTGAGTTGTAAATGTAGTTGGTTGACCCCCGGAAAATGAAATCCATCCATTTGATCCTATATAGAATTGAGTATAAGTTGTACCAAAAAAACAGAAATTAAACCCAATTTGAAATGGTCCCTGCTGAGAATCATCAGTCATAAATAACTGAGTACCAGTATTGGTTTGAGCAATATATGGGATGTTAGCTACAGTATAATTAGTAGTCTGATTGGGGTTGTTACCTGGACCGCATTGGGACAAATCTGCAGTAAGTGTAGTAGATCCTACCCCACAAGGTAAAGTTTGGTCAGGTCCTAATGAAGGACAATATTGGCCTAACCCTTGAAGAGTTAAGCCAATAAATATAATAACATTGAAATATTTCATAAAATAGAGTATTTTTATAATAAATACTTAAGATATGAAAAAATCCCAATAAATCCTAAGATAAATGACTATTTACCGTTATCCTTTGAGTAATTGTTTTGAACCTTTCATAGAACCAGTCAAAACAGCTTTAATTTCTTCTTCTACTTTAGTATGAACTTCATCTACTGTATTAATTTTGTTCATAATGGTTCTTTCTACGTAATTAATATCTTTACAAATATCTTTTAAATTAGTTTGTAAATCTTTAATTTTTTCTTCTAGATGGTCAATTCTGTTTAATAGTCGAGCTGTGACAACCATTGTTCCTGCTAGCCCAATACAAAGAGCCCCTGTGGTGAATAATAACATATATTTTATTTTTATGATTTTAGTGGTCCTTGCAGGATTCGAACCTACGACTCTCGCGTTATGAGCGCGGCACTCTACCACCTGAGTTAAAAGACCTTTATTAAAAATTAAAACGCTGAGATTATACGTTTTAGTGTTAGGTCTTTTGTTGGATTATTTATTCCCTTCTTATCCACAAGCTTTTGACTTGTATCCTAACAATGCCGGTTATTTAAGTGAACCACTCTTTAAGTCACCTGTATTGGACTACTCTCGTCTTACTTATTCTATTCAACTCTGCCGAGCTGATTAACACTTGCGGTGCTATAGACCTTTCAAACAAATCACTATTGGCTTGCAACCTCTAATGGCAATGAACAACTCATTACTATGTAGGCATCTTTCGTCCGTGACTGGCAAGCACTTTTGCTTTGTAGTTATGAATTTGCATTCTAATCTTAGCAAAGTTTTTTGACGTGGATGATTGAAAGTAGTGGCTTACCGACTTAGCTTTCCCACCTTTTGAGCGAAAAAATACTAAACTACTCTCTGAGATATCCCTACCTCCATACTTTAAGATTACTTCATGTTTTAAATCTTGGTAGAATTAATACAAGGTAAATAACAGCACCACCTGTACATTTACATGCCTTTCGGCTTTAAGTACCCTTTAGTATTGAATAACGCAATTGTAAATCTGGATGGATATATTTCTTGCAAATATTCTACGAGTTATTCTTATTGTCCTTCCGGACTCAACCTAACGACCCACATCGCTAAGTCACCTAATCATTTCGTTACGGCGTTGCCCTCACTACTTCAGACCAAATGATATCTCGCTTGTCTACTCGAGCTCCTTTCGAAGCCGCAAACTACTTTGTCATGTAATTCACTTTATCCCCCTTTCAAGGTTTATTTAACGACCATAGACGGCCAATATCTTTTATCAACTTTAGTTGAATGGATATTTTAATATGTTAAAGAACGTTTTTCACTTTCGTGTATCATAAATATACAAAAGAAATTTAAGATATCCAAGTTTTAATTAAAAAAAATTAAAATCTTTTTGTAGTCCCACGGGGAATCGAACCCCGCTTTTTAGGATGAAAACCTAATGTCCTAACCGATAGACGATGGGACCATCAACAAATCTTGCATGCTCACCATGCTTGTGGATTTTACTGAACATAGTTTATTGTTCACCTGTTGCACGTGCACTGCAGAGCAGGTTCCATCACTGCATACCTCAGGACATTTACTCTGCCATAGGTTATGACTAGTTAACTTCTAGGAGTACTCCCAAATGTCTTTCGCCACTTCCTACTTTTGGTAGCTAACCAGGCAGAGCCAAGGTTTCTTTCAACGGTGCTAATCCGTCTTCAGTAAGATTTGTTTTGTAGCCAGGACAGGATTCGAACCTGCATCTCCCCCTAACCCATTGCTAGGATGGGTCTCAGGGTCGCATCTCCACTCAGCCACCTGACTAACCACACTCTCAAGCATTCTACTTCCCGCCCCTACACAAAGTGCAGCACGAAATTGTATCTTATTTAACCCTACGTTTGCGGTACGGGTACTTGAGTTTATGTGTTTTAATGATGCAGGGCACGCTTAACCTGCTTGGAGTAACTAGTATACTCTTCAATGCCCAATCGGAACATCAGCGTTTTTATCTACCTTGACAGGGTGTACTTCTGGCCGGAGTCGAACCGGCACGAGCTAATGCTCACAGGATTTTAAGTCCGGCGTGTCTACCTGTTCCACCACAGAAGCATCTTAAATTTCTCAGTATGTCAATGAACTTTTTTTGTAAAGATATTAAAAATATCTTAAATTTCCAAACTTATTTTTTAAAATCTAACTATTAGTTTTTCTAGGTTTTGAAAATTTGTTTACTTCTTTTTTTGCTTTAGGTTTTCTATCTGAAAACTTTAACCAACTTGACCATTCTTTTAATTGATCTACTAACTGTTTACTACTGTTTTTACTCATATTATATTTGTTTTAAATCCTTAATTAATTGAACATCTTCAAAAATCATAACAATATCTACTATAAATGCAAACAAAAACCCAAATAGCATTATAATGTATCCTGTTGAGGCAATACCTAAATCCTTTGGAAGTTTATCAGCAATCATTAAACAAATTACACTAACAATAACTGTTAATGAAAATGTTCCTGTAATTACATTTGTCTTAATTGATTTTTTTGCTTTTTGAATTTCTTGATTTGCATTCATAACCTTTATTTTTTTAATTTCTTATACCATAAATATACGAAAGGGATCTGACGGAACCAAATCCCTTCGCAATTTTCTTTTTATGCAAGTACTAATTCTCTACCTGCAAGATCATACAACTGTTGATTCAACCAAATATCAGATTGTTTATCTTTAACATCATGAGTTAAATTTTCTTGAATACGGTTAAACACAGTCCATACGTCATTACCTTCGTCTTCTGCGCGATTTACGCGCAATAACGCGTCTGGATTAAAGTTTTCATCGGTTTCGTTGAAACGTAATTTCGCTGCGTTATATGCAAGCTCTCTCATTTGTTCAAAAGTCATATCTTTTTCTTTCCAGGTATTAAGTTGAGCAATAACGTCCTGAGCTTTATTATTTAAATTATAAACAAAACGATCTAAATCTCTATAGTTAACTTCAATATGTTTAATCTTTTCAGATTCAGCATGCTCATCAAATCTAACTAAACCATTAGAACAAACCATTCTAAATGCTCCTAAACTCATTTGAAGTGGTTTATCTCCTGAGCAACTATTTGAAATGGTAACTGATGAATATGCTTCATCTTTACCTTTACTATTTTTAACAGCAAAATCAGGATGAGTCATTTGAACATAGTTGTTAGTAATTTTACGAGTTTTCTTATTTCGTTGTTCATCAACACCATTAATCATCCAACCTTCTTTTTGTAATTTTTGAACTACTTCAATTGTAGGAATATAAAACTCTTTTTGTTTAATACGTTGAGTTTTTTTAATATAATCAGGATCTAACGTATTTGCAAATGCTTTTGCTTTGTTCAAATCGTTGTTTACTGGGATAAATTTGTACTTCATAACTATTATTTATATATTGGTTTAACGTTTCCATTTTTATCGATTGTATACGATGTTGGTTGTTTCAAATTATTTGCCTTGTTGTAACGACCTTTTTTTGTTGATTTACTTGCTGAGCAACTCATAACCTTAATTTTTAATTTATATAAATGTACGAACAATTTCTTGTTTCTCCAAATCTAGCAACAATTATCTTTTAAATTTCCTCAGGAAGAAATTCCATAGTACATACTCTATCTTCTGTAATGTATTCTACTTGACCGGCACACGAATTATATTTAACAAATTCGGGATTGGGTAATATTTCAAAATAACATTTTTCATCATCCC